GCTGACGGATGTCAGCTTTTTAAAGCCTTGTAAATGTGTCAAGTTTCGCGACGAAGGGAAGAGATAAACAAGATGAGTGCGGGTGACGACCATGACAATTGAGGAAACAAAGAAAATCCTTGACGCAACTTGTGGCGGTCGCAGTATTTGGTTTAACAAACAGCATCCTGCGACTGTGTATATGGACAAAAGACAAGAATTTGAAACTCTGTTTTGGAGGTCGAAAGATGGAATGTCTGAAAGAAGATTAACCGTAGATCCGGATGTAGTTGCAGACTTTACAAAAATGCCATTTGATGATGAATCTTTCTATCTCGTGGTTTTCGACCCGCCTCATTTGCGGCAGGCTGGGGAAACTTCGTGGCTGGTCAAAAAGTACGGGAAACTTGATGACCAATGGCCACAGATGATAAAGGACGGCTTTGCCGAATGTATGCGCGTTTTACGACCAAACGGAGTTTTAATTTTTAAATGGTCGGAAATACAAATCCCGGCGACGGAGGTATGGCAGGCAATTGGATGTAAACCTTTATTCGGACATCACTCTGGGAAAAACAGTAAAACATTTTGGGGTTGCTTTATGAAGGGGGAGGTGTAACAATGCCGAGAGATAAAGATTTGCCGAAAAAATATGATATTCCCCGCGAGCGGTATCGGGAGCTGAAATATTTCTGCCTGCAGTATCCACGAAAAAAGGAGCGGGCAAAAGATACATATGCTTTATCGGCGGCGGCTCCATCCGGGATGCCGTCCGCTTCGGGCTGCTCTGATCCGACGGCGAAAAGGGCAGAAAGCCGGGAGCGGGAAAAGAAAGATGTCGCGCTAATTGAGCGGTGCGTGAAGCTTGCCTGCGGCTCTGATGTCGGACTGATAACACCGTTGCTCAAGAACGTCACGCAGGGGACGCCGTATGAATATATGCCAGTGCCGAGCGGGCGCAGGCAGTTTTATAATCTCCGCCACAAATTCTTTTGCATCCTCGACCGCGAGCAAAAATAAAAGAGTGCACAAAGGGGACCAACTTGAGCCTATAATGGGTATTGTAGAGTACTCTGATAAGCAAAAAGCGCGGAATTCCGGATTTTTTGAATCACTGGAGGAAGTGTAACTTGGAGTACTTGGACAAGATATTTCTCGGCGACGGAATCGCCGGGATGAAAATCTACCCTGACGACAGCATTGACATGATTCTTTGCGATTTGCCATATGGCATGACAGACTGCGCGTGGGATAACGCGTTGGACTTTGGCCTTTTGTGGTCGCAGTATTGGCGGATTCTGAAAGACAACGGCGCCGTGGTGCTTACGGCCGCACAGCCGTTTACAACCGACGTCATTAACAGCTGCCGCCGATTTTTCCGCTATTGCTGGTACTGGCAGAAAAACATGCCGACCGGATTTACCTTTGCAAAATATCAGCCGATGCGCTGCATCGAGGATGTTTGTGTTTTTTACAAAAAAGCGCCGACATACAACCCGCAAGGCATCAAGCATCTCGAAAAGCCGATAGTTACAAAAGGCAAACGCGAAACGGACGGCATTTACAAAGACAGCACCCTCGGCAAAGATTCGCTGCGATATGTGACCGGATATCCTCGGAATCTGCTACAAATCAACTGCGAGCGGGGCTTGCACCCGACGCAAAAGCCGGTCGCGCTGTTTGAATATCTCATCCGCACATACACTAACGCAGGCGACACTGTGCTTGACAATTGCATGGGGAGCGGGACAACCGCTATCGCCTGCATCAACACCGGACGGCATTACACCGGGTTTGAGAAAGATGAGCGATATTATCGCGTCGCTCAAAACCGGATCGCCGAACGGCTGAAACAGAGTTCTACATAATTCTTTTCTCCTTTCTTCCCGCCTCGCCCTGCGGCGGGTTTAATAGCAGGGCTTTTTATGCGGAGCTTTCAGGCGATATGCGCATAAGTGCATTAAAGGTTCGAGTCCTTTGTTCCGCTCCAAAACCCATTTATAAGTCGCTGCCGCCAAGAGGGCGAGGAAGCGCGAGAAGTTAAGTATCGGGCGTTCCGGGACGAATCGGGCGCACAAGTTTGCGGACGGTAAAACGATGGCTGATGACAAGACGCAGCTCGGGCGGCACATATGGCAGCATACGGTTATCTCCGGGGCTCCCATCCCCCGGAGGCGCGGTTTGACTCCGCGCGCCGCCAACACCTTCATTTGACGCACCTCTCTGTGAGCCGAGAGGTGCGCTTTTACAGTCCGTTTTGTTGGACAGTGAAAACTTGAAAGAACTTTGATTTTGTGATATACTCGAAAAAAAGACGAGGGAGAATCACGAAATGAATGTTTTTAAGGTCGGAGAGGAAACACACATCCTTGACGGATATAACGAAGATTGTACTGTGCTTGAGGTCGATGAAGCGGGACTTAATATTTTTTATTACTACAGCTCGCCGACCGAAGAAGAAATGCAGGCTTTTGAGCCCGGCGTTCCCGGTGAAATTCGCTTGGCAAGAATAGACGATATACTTTTCCTGTTCTGCAAGCTCGGAACGCTTGCCTGGGCGGAAATGCCGTATGCTATTCAACTTAGCAAGCTGACAAATCTTCCAAAGCCGGAAGAGGGCGAGGGTTACAACCTTACGATCATGCTTATTGATCGGGATACTTCAGTTATCAAAAAGATTCGAACGGTCGGTCTCAGCACGAAATTTTCGGAAGCGTTTCGGACGGAAGCGTCAAAAGACATGGCAGATGTTCTTTTTGCGCCGACGTACCGCATGCATGTGCGCGAGATTCAAGCTGCATATCCGACGTGGCTGCTTGTTGCCAAGAGCAGAGTAGGATATGAGTTTGGCGACAAAGAAAAATAACATGAGCAGCCTTTTAGGCTGCTTTTTTCATGGTGAAAAAATGGAGCACAAAGTATTTACTCAGCCGAAAAAGCGGCAGAGTTTTAACATTATGCGCGAAAACGCGATAATTATGCGCGAAAACGCGATAATAGAAGACCTGACTCCAAAGCTTCCGGAAGACGAAAGCTTTGTGTATATTACATCCGGCGGGTTCAGCTCGATTGCCTTTATCGTTTGGATTACCGGTCAGACGCGCATAAGGAGTCTGTTTGCGTCAACGCTGCGCGTCGGTGTTCGGCAGGCGCAAATGCTTGACGGTCTGCGCAATGATGGCAGATTGGACAAGGTTGATTTGCTCGTCGGCGGTGCGATGAAAGATAACTGCGAGCATAATCGCGGGTATGGATATCTCGAGCAGATAACAGACATATTCAACGCAAACGGTTGGACCGTGAATATGTATAACAACCATTCCAAGGTGATGCTTTTCGATACCGATGCCGGAAAGTTTGTTATCGAATCTTCCTCAAATCTTAACGAAAATCCAAAAGTTGAGCAGTTCCGCTTGGAGAAATCAGCGGAACTGTTCGAATTTTACAGCTCGTTTTTTCGAGAAATAAGAGATGAATACAAAAAAATTATTTAATTTATAACAGCATTATAAAACTCTCACGCGCGCGACAAATTAAAAGCCTTTGTGACTTTTATAAAACAGAGGGGGTGGCAAAGTCGAATGACAGAGCGGATGATTGCTTTTTGTGATGAGTTTGTTAAAAGAAAAAGAGCATACGGGGCAGCACGCGAGTCGGCTATTGCTGCCGGTTATTCCGAAAGGTCGGCGGCGACGATGGCGACATATATTTTAAAACGCCAAGATGCGCAGGAATATATGGCACGGCGAGAGGAAGAAATCGCGGAGAGTATCCGGCGTCGCTTTTTGTATGATGCCGCCGATGCCCAGGAAGCAATGGCGGGAATTTTGAAGAAAAAGTATGCCGATGACCGTGATATTATCGCGGCCGCAAAGGATATTCTCGACCGAGCGGGTTTTACAGCGGTTGAAAAGAAAGAAGTCTCCGTCAACGCGCCGCAGATTATCGATGATATAGGGGGCGGCTAACATGGCCGTCAGGCTTACTGACATAATCGCGCCGTCGTTTTACGAAGTGCATCGCGATGTGTGTGCTGGGCAGCATACGCACTATGTGCTTAAAGGTGGGCGCGGAAGCACGAAGAGCAGCTATATATCGCTTGAAATTGTCTGCGGCATCATTAAAAACCCTGACGCGCACGCGATCGTGTTCCGCAAAATTGCAGACACGCTGCGGGACAGCGTTTTTGCACAAATGCTGTGGGCTATTGATAAACTGGGCGTGTCGCAGTATTTTAAAGCGACGGTCAGTCCGATGAAAATCACATATCTGCCGAGCGGGCAAACGATTATGTTTCGAGGTCTTGACGATCCGATGAAAGTCAAGTCCATAAAAATCCCGTTCGGCTATTTTCGTTATATCTGGTTCGAGGAATGGAATCAGTTTTCCGGGATGCGGGAAACTGATAACGTGCTGCAGTCGGTCATGCGCGGCGGCAGTAAATTCGATGTTTTTTATTCATACAATCCCCCCGAGTCGCTGCGGGCATGGGTGAATGATGAGGTACGCGTTGAGCGCGCCGACCGCCTGATACATCACAGCACATATTTGACTGTGCCGCAGGACTGGATAGGCGCGCCGCTGCTGTTGGAGGCGGAGCACCTGAAACAGCACTCGCCGGAACGGTATCGGCACGAGTTTCTCGGGGAAGTTACCGGCACGGGCGGCGAGGTATTCCGGAACATCAGTATCCGACCCATCAGTGCCGAAGAGATTGCGCGGTTTGACCGTATCAGGCGCGGCATAGACTGGGGCTATGCGGTTGACCCGTTTGTTTTTATATCATGCAACTATGACAAGCCGCGCAGGCGGCTGTACATATACGACGAGATATACGCGGCGGGCATGAGCAACAGACTGGCCGCCGACCGTATAAAATCTCGCGGAGCTGTCGGCGAAATTATCGCAGACTCCGCCGAACCGAAGTCTATAGCGGATATGTATGAATACGGCCTGAGAGTCAGAGGCGCACGCAAGGGTCCGGACAGCGTGAAGCACGGCATAGAATGGCTGCGCGACCTCGACGAAATAATAATAGATCCCGCCCGCTGTCCAAACGCGGCGCGGGAATTTTCATCGTATGAGCTCGAACGGGATAAGGACGGCAATTATAAGGCGAACTATCCCGATAGAGACAACCACACGATTGACGCCACGCGCTACGCCACAGAGAACGACCAGCAGAATGTGAGGGTAACTTAATGATTAACAATATGGACTTGATAAGAGAAAAGCTCGCGTATCACCATACGGCTACGGACGATGAGATTATCAAAACCGTGCTTAAAAATGCGCGGGAAGACCCGGAGTATCTGGCGGCATGCGAGGGACTCCGATATTATCGCGGTATGCAGGACATTCTGCAGAAAGATTTTCGCGAGACGGTCGTTTACGAAGAAGACGAAAACAGCCCGGCGGGTATAAAGCGCGGCGGTGTTAAGATAATCAATGAAAACAATTCGAATCACCACAATGTGCATAATTTCCATGCGCTGATGGTCGATCAGAAAGTCGCGTACATCCTCGGCAAGCCGCTTTCCGTCTCTGTCGAGGGCGCAAATGACGGAGCGGGCGGTGCAGATGAAAGTCTGAAAGCTTTTGAGGACGCTGTCACCGCAGTGACCTCCGACGAGGCTTTTGTGGACATGCTCCCTGACCTCGCGACAAATGCGTCAAATTGTATCGTCGGATGGCTGCATGTTTATTACTCGGCAGCCGGCAAGCTTTGTTTTGTTGTTATCCCGACGACAGAATGTATTGCCTGCCGCGATATGAGCTATCAGCAGGTGATTACCGACTTTTTCCGCCATTATAAAATAACCGTCGTGCAAAACGGCACAGAGACGGAGCGGGAGCGGGTAGAGTGGTGGACTGCGACAGGGGTAAGGCGCTATATCGAAAACGATGCCGGAGAGTTCGTGCTCGAAAGCAACAGCCCGCATTGGTATAACGAGCAGATAATCAACGACGAGCGCGTTTCGGTTGAGGCGAAGTCGTGGGGAAGAATTCCGTTTGTGCCGCTTTATAACAACTCTGCGCATCAGACCGACCTTTCGCGCATCAAAGGGCTACTTGATGCATATAACCTGATATCTTCTGCGTCGACGAATAATCAGATAGATCTCGTCGAGCTCTACTGGATGATACAGGGATACGGCGGAGAGACTGCAAAAGCGATACAGCAGAAGCTGCAGATAAACAAGGCAGTGTCAATAAGCGATCCGTCCGGCAAGATAAGCGCGGAGCAGGTCACGCTGAATGTCACCGAGCGCCTCGCCTGGCTCGATATGCTGCGTCGGGACATATACCATATAGGGCGCGGTATTGATATGAACGATGAAAAGCTCGGCAGCGCGCCGTCAGGCGTCAGTCTGAAATTCCGCTACACCCTGCTTGACCTCAAGGCTGACCCGCTTGTCTCGAAGTTAAAGGTCATGCTGAAAGAGCTGTCATGGTTTATTACGCAGGATATCAACCTGAAGAACGGTACCGACTATGACTATACGCTTATCAAATACGATGTCCACAAGTCGATGATAGTCAATGACGCGGAGACGGTGGATATAATCCAGAAGTCGCAGGGGCTTGTGCCCGATAAGATGCTTTTAGCAAAGCACCCGTTTGTTGATGATGTCGCGCAGGCGTATGAAGAGCTGCAGAAGCAGCGCGAGGAAAACGCAAAGATGTTTATCGGCGACGATGACGACAAGGACGATTCCGAAAAGGATGATGAATAATGCGCTCTGATCTCTATTGGGAGGAGCGGGCACTGCAGCGCGAGGAATATGCCCGACGTGCCTCGACACGGGTTATAAAGACAAAAACCGTCAAGTTATACGCCAAGGCGCAGAAAGACCTCGACGCCCGCATAAACCGGATATTTTCGCGTTATGCGGCAAACAGTGAATTGACGCCGGAAGAAGCTCGTCGGATGTTGAACACCAAAGAAGCGGAAGCGGAATTGGAAGCACTGCGCAAAGAGCTCAATAACATAAAAGACCCGGTCATAAAGAGAAAAGCACTTGCTCGTCTCAATGCGCCGGCATACGCCGCGAGGATAAACCGCCTTGAGGCTTTGAAAGCCAATATCGAGACGGAAACGGCATTGCTTGCTGACCGGGAGAAGCGGGAACTCAAGCGGCTGCTTGAAGACGTGAGCGGGGATACATACTATCGCAGCATATATGACACGCAGATCGCCACGGGATTAGGCTTTGAGTTCTCAGCCCTGTCGAAAGGTGCCGTAAACACCATAGTAAATGACCGATGGAAAGGCGCGAATTTTTCCGACCGTATCTGGCAGAACACATCCGCGCTTGCCAACAGCGCATACGGTATTGTGGCGCGTGGAATTATGACGGGAGCGGGTCCGCAGGTAATGGCGCGCCAGCTCGCCGACGCGATGCAGTCCGGAATGTACAGCTCGATGCGGCTGATACGCACCGAGACAAACCGTGTGCATAACGCCGCCGAAAAGGAGGCATACGAAGAGGAAGGCATAACGGAATACAGATTTCTCGCCACCCTTGACGGGCGCACCTGTGATGTCTGCGGCGCGTTGGACGGCAAGACTTTTCCGGTCTCCGAAGCGAAAGAGGGCATAAACTATCCGCCGCTCCATCCGAATGACCGTTGTACTACGACGGCAGTCATAGAGGGACAAAACCGAGCCGAACTCAAACGCCGGGCATTGGATCCCGAGACCGGGAAAACCGTGCTTATTCCGGCGGAAACGACATATGAAGAGTGGCTTGCGGATAATATAAATCCTCTTACCGGGAAGCTTAAATATTACCCGCCCAAGACTTTGACGCAGGTGTCCTCCTACAACAGAGACCAGTTCGAGCGATATTCGGCAGTCTTGAAAGAAAATGTGCCGGATTCTCTTGATGAATTCTTAAAAATAAAGTATAATGATCCTGAGAAGTGGAAGACGCTCAAGAGGCAATACCGCTTGGTGAATCAATACAAGATAGATTCAGGCAATTTATCTACTGATGAAATCTTACGGTTTGATAAAAAGGTTATTTATGAAAAAAGACTCCAGTTCACGAGCAAATACAAAAGAAGCGGAAACGTTGCCGGTGCATATATCGATGATGATTTTGACAATATGTACTATGCACACAGTGCCATATCCGGAAAAGCAAGTATCGGTGGGTACAAAGGAACTGGAAAATTAGTTTTACTTAAAGAGGCTCGACGTTTTAAATACATTGATGTTCCCAAAATGGATGGAACGATGAGGAAAGAAACCTACAATGACACTGAGGCGAAGCTCTTCGAGTTCTTTGCCGATTTGTATGAAACAAACCCTTTTAAAAAGATATGTATGCTTTCCGAACGTGGAATGTGCGATAGTTGCAAAGGGGTAATGCAGCAATTTAAAGAACTATACCCGGATGTTGAAGTGAATGTTATCTCAAACAAAAGGGTCGAAGGCAATGTTTGGAAAGAAAGGATGAGAAAAAGATGAAGTACGAGCTTGATTATCAGGGAGCAACAGAAATTCTCGAAGACCGTTTAAGCACGGGTATACAGCCGAAAACGGGAGATTTGCTCGAAAACTCATATCTCACAGAATTCGATCAGGATATCCTTGAAGAAGCCGAACGTCTTAACGCGGTGCTTCCGCTGATAAAGTGGGAAGTGGACAACAACGATCTCAGCGAAGCTATGAGCGATGAGCTCTATCTCTACTATGAGGATTTGCTCAAAGGTCGCCTCGACGGAATACTGGACGAAGAAGAAGCCCCGATTATCATAAAAGACCTCACCGAGAGCTATATAAAAGCTTTCGGAAAAGATACTCTTGATGAAGAGGATCAATAATAAATAACGAGCCGCCAAGCGAAAGCGAGGCGGTTTTGTCATATCACAACATAATAATTACAGCGTTTTGCAGTCAAATGCAAAGCGCTGTTTTTATATCCAAATTTATCCGCCACCCGGAGCAAAATGGTGTCGCGCAATATTGGGACTGGCCAAGTAAAAAGGGAGCGCGGGAAAGGACAGACATGGACTGGCTTAAAGACATTTTAGGCGACGCACACACCGAGGACATCGACAAGAAGATAGCGAGCTATATCGGCAAGAACTTTGTTTCAAAAGCAGATTTTCGCGCCGAGTCCGACAAGGTCAAGAACCTTGAGGGTCAGATAGCAGAGCGGGACGGTCAGCTTGAAGAGCTCAAAAAGGTTGATACCGCCGGACTGCAGGCTACGATTACACAGCTGCAGAACGAGAACAAGCAGGCTAAGGCTAAGTATGACAGCGATATCGCCGCTATGAAGCTTGACTCCGCTATCGATGCCGCTATTACAGCCGCCAAGGGCAAGAACGCAAGAGCGATAAAAGCTTTGATAACGCCCGGCAGCGTGAAGCTCGACAAAGACGGCAAGCTCGAGGGCTTTGACGATCAGCTCAAAGCAATCAGAGAAAGCGACGCCTATCTCTTTGACAAAGTCGAAACCAGACAGAGGGGCGGAGACCCCGACCACGGCGGCGGAGACCCCGAACCGGGCGAAGCCCCCGAAAACTATGCCGATTATGTAAATTGGCGCAAAAATCAGTAAAAACGGAGGATTTAACAAATGTCAAACAAATTCCTGACTCCTCAGATAGTCGCGAACGAGGCTCTTATGGTGCTCGAGAACAATCTCGTTGCTGCCGACCTTGTCCACAAGGACTATTCCAAGGAGTTCGCACACGTCGGTGATACTATCACCATCCGCAAGCCCGCGAAGTTTTCCGCGAAGAACTTCGTCGGCGAGACCGTAGACCAGAATGTGAACGAGGGCAGCGTCAAGGTGACCCTTGACCATTTCCGCGATGTCACCGTTCCGGTCACTTCCAAGGAAATGACCCTCGACATCAAGTCATTTTCTGAGCAGATCATATCTCCTGCGGTGCAGGCCATATCCCAGGCCATCGACAGCGATATTATCGCTGAAGGCATCGCAAACGCCGGCAACACCGTGAGCGGCACCGCGAACGCGGCCGACCTCAAGGACATTGCCAACATTGCCAAGGCATTTGACCTCAAGGGCGTACCGATACAGCAGCGCAGACTTCTCGTCAATCCGACGCACAAGTATCGCTATCTGACCACGGAAAACCTCTCAAAGGTCGCATATGCAGGCAATTCCGACGCCCTGCGCTCAGCAGAGCTCGGCTCTATCTATGGTCTTGACACCTATATGTCGCAGAATGCCCCCGATACCCTCGCGGCAACTGCGGGCACTGCGACCGCTGCAAAAGTCTCCTGCACCGCCGGCGCGACCAAGGTCGCACTCTCGGATGTCACTGCGGCGACCGGCACCTTTAAAAAGGGCGACGGCTTTATCCTCGACGGCTATCTTTACAGATTTGCCGCCGATGCAACTGCCGCAAGCAGCGCGGTCGCTGAGGTCGCGATAGACCAGCCTATCCATCGCACCATTGCTTCGGATGCGGCGGTTACGGTATATCTCGTCAAAACGACCCATTCCCTCGCATTCCACCGCAACGGCCTTGCACTCGTTACCCGTCAGCTTGAGCTGCCTATGGGCGCGAATAATGCGGCTATTGCGTCGAGCAGGAACGGTCTTGCTATCAGGGTTGTATATGACTACGACATCAAGCACAAGACCGACCGCGTCAGCTTCGATATCCTGTACGGTGTCAAGACCCTTGACAGCGACATGACCGCAAGGCTGGTGGGCTGATATGACGGAGCAGAACAAGGCCGACCTCATAGCCCGGATGCGCGTGATGTTGGGTAAGGAAATGTCGCTGCCGGCTGCCCGGTATCTGCTGGACAGCGTCGAGTCAAAGGTATTGCGATATACCAAGCGGCGTGAGCTTGTTCCCGGTCTTGATCTGCTTGTGGCAGAGATAGCCGCGCAGCGTTACCGTACGCAGCAGCCGGGCTCTACCGATGCGGCGCAGACCGTTGCAAGCATAACGGACGGCGACCAGAGCGTGAGCTTTAAGCACAGCGACTCAGACCTCGCCACAACGGCGGAACTGAGCGACAGCGAAAAGGTGATGCTCAACGAGTGGAGGAGGCTTTTCTGGTGAAGATCCCCGATGCCTTCAGACGCGCACAGCGCGCCGTATTTCAAGACAAAGCAGTCGAGCACTATAAAGCCGTCAAACAGACGGGAACGCTCGGCAGCGAAACAGTGAAGCCCGCAGAAACACCTGCGGGCTCTTTTACTGTCAACTTCCGACTCGTTACCGACGCTATGCAGGCGCAGGAATGGGGGCTGCAGTGCAACAAAGACGCCACTTTTTCAACATCCGATACGCTCGCTGTCGAGAAGGGCGACTATGTGAAATACGGTGGCGCTTATTACCGAATCACCGAGATCCAGCCGCACGACAGCCACACGCTGTATCTTTGCAAGGCGGTGAGCCGATGAGCATTGAAATTAAGGGTCTCGGCGAGCTGGCGAAAAAGCTCGCAAAGCTCGGCGGCACTGATACCGCTATTTCAAACGGCACGCGAGAGGCGGCGCGAATAGTCAACAGCAGTGCGAAAGAGCTGTGCCCGGTAGATAACGGCAATTTGCGCGCGTCGCTGCATACCGACTACAAGCGCGAGGGTAGCAAGCATATCGGCAGCGTATTGACCAATGTTGAATACGCCGCCTATGTGGAATTCGGTACGGGTCCTAAAGGTAACGGCACATATCCTTATGAGCTCCCGGGGGGGATCCATTACAAGGCGGACAAGTGGCGCGGCAAAATCCCTGCTGTCGGCTGGCGAATGATAAGCGGACAAAAGGCGCAGCCGTATCTCTATCCTGCGCTTATAAACAATCGCGAGGCAATACTCGAGTGCTATAAGCGCGCGATACAGCAGGAAATAAATCGTAAAGGCGGTCAGAAAAATGGTTGATATCGAACAGGTGACTTATGATGTGCTTTCACTCGCCGTATCGGGTGTGAAATGGTCTGCGGAATATCCGCAGAGTTTTGAACGGCACGGTTTGATAAAGCAGATGGATAACTCCGTTAAAATGCCATCCTCTTCGCGTCCGGATCATTTTTCCCGGATCGCCGTGCAGATCCAGGTGTGGATGGCTACGCCGGAGGGCAGGAACGAGGTCGAGAGGCAAGTCGACGATGCGATGCTCCGCCTCGGCCTGCTTCGCGGCAGTCCTAACCACCTTGAGGACGAACAGGAGGACGGTACGGTGTTATACCGCACCGTCCTGCTTTATAACGGAGTCTACGACAACAACACGAAGCGGTTTTACCGCAGTTAATAAGGAGGTAAGTATAAATGGAAGATTATCAGACTTCTATAGGCGTGATTCTGAAAATGGGCGCGAGCGCAGAAGCGGCAGCTGAAGTTCCCGGCCTGCTTGATTTTCCCGATATGCTCGGCGAATCGGACAAAATCGACGTGACCACGATGAAGGACACGCAGAGAAAGTATAAGCCCGGGCTTTCCGACCCCGGGGATATGGCGTTTACTTTCGGCTATGAGGGAATGAAGACCGGCACGAACTGGGCGACCCTCAAGGGAGCTAAGGATGCAGACAAGACCTTTATTCTGCTGTTCCCGGACGGTTCCGGTTTCACATGGACAGGCAGAGTATCACTTTCGATGCCCGGAAAGGGCGTCGCAGAGGCGCTGACCTTTACTGCAAAAATCACTCCATCGTCGGATATAGAGGAATATACCTCGTCCGGCGGCTAAAGAACACATCGGCGGGGGAAACTCCGCCGAAAATTTAAAATAAGGAGACAACAACTATGCTTACTGCGTGTAATGCACCTTTTTATAGATTGACCGCCGGCGAGAAGGAGTACAAGCTCAAGCTCACGACGGCGACAAAAATCGAAGTGGAAGACCGTATAGGCTGCAGCCTGCTTGAAGCTCTTGACAAGCTGGCATACACCAAGGTCTTTGCAGTGACCCTCTGGGGCGCGCTGCAGAAATACCAGGCGAATATGACGCTCCCCAAAACATATGAGCTCATCGATGCGCTTGAAGCCGAGGGCTTTACCCTCGAGGACAGAGCGGACACATTTCTCGGCATTATGAAGGTGTCCGGTTTTTTTACACCGGAACAGATAGCGGACATGGAGCGGGAGGACGAGGAGCAGGAGATAGAGTAATCTTCTCCTCAGCGACCGAGTGGGTCGCGGATCTCAAACCTCGCGCTTTTGCGGTCGGGATAACCCCGGACGAATTCTGGAGCATGTCGGCCGGAGAGGTTGAGGACCTTATATCCGCAAGGCAAAAGGCAGAAAACGAGCGGCGTAAATGGCAGTTACAGCTGATATGGAATCTCGGGCAGCTTGATTCTTTCGCGTTTAACGATCCGAAAAAATATCCTACGCTTGAAAAGGCGTTCCCGTCAGCTTTCGGCATGCAGCAAACCGGGTGGATGGTAATCAAAGCTCGGATGTCCGCTTATGCCAAATCAAAGAACGCCGCAAGGCACAGGGCAGGTGAGAAAAAATGACAGTTGAAGAACTGCAAGTGCTGATTACAGCAAACACCAAGGACTTTAACGCCAAGATTGATAAGGCGAACAAGAGACTGGGGTCGCTTGAACAGCAGGCAACGCGCACGGGAGCGGGTGTCGGAAAGCTTTTTACAGGCATAAAAACGACCGCTGCCGTTGCGGCTATACAGAAGGTAGTAAGCGAAGTCAAGAAGCTGACGGACGCATATGCGGAAAATGAAGCTGCGCAGATGGGCTTGTCGAGCATATTGACCGCGCAGGGAAAAGACCTGAACGCCGCGAAAGCGTGGCTTAAATCGTATACCAAAGACGGTCTTATCCCGATGATGGACGCTTACACTGCGTATAAGAGCCTCGCGGCGGCAGGGTATTCCGACGAGCAGACACAGTCCATACTGACCAACCTGAAAGACTCGGCGGCATTTAACCGTCAGGGCAGTATGACGATGGGCGAAGCCATCAAGAGCGCAGCCGAAGGTATCAAAAACGAAAACAGCATTCTTGTCGACAACGCCGGCGTTACAAAAAACCTGTCCGTTATATGGGACGAATACGCGGCATCGATAGGCAAGACTGCAGCAACGCTGACCGACGCAGAAAAGCGCATAGCCACGACACAAGGCATCATGCGGGAGACGGCATTCCAGACCGGGGATGCTGCGAAATATTCGAACACCCTCGCAGGAGCGCAGGCTGCTTTGAAAGCTCAGACAAAAATGTTGTCAAGTGCGCTCGGGTCAATGTTTGCGCCGGCTTTGCAGCAGTGTATCCCGCAGGTCACGGCGTTGCTTGAAAGATTGACTGCCCTCGCCGAAAAAGCCGGGCAAGTCATGGCTATATTGTTTGGCACGTCAAGTGCAACGAGCCGGACATCGTCAAATACCTCCAAGCTCGCCAACAGTACACAGCAAGTGTCCACAAACCTCGGCAGCGCGGCGAAAAAGGCAAAGGATTATAAGAACGCTTTGCTCGGCATCGATGAAATCAATCGTCTCGGAACGCCGGATACCGGATCTGATAGCGGCAGCGGCGGAAGCAGCACAACGGTATCGAGCGGGGGAAACAATTTTAAGAGCCCATTTTCCAATGCTGACAGTGTTATTGACCCGAAGCTTGCGGAGCGTGCCGAAGAGCTGAAGCAGAAATTCAAGAAGGTCAGAGAAGAGCTTGAAAAATGGGAACCGGCGTTTATCGGAGCCGGTACTGCAATAGGTTCGTTCCTACTTATTTTTGAAGGTGCCAAGCTTTTCAAAAAGATAAAAGACCTCGGGGGAATTGTTTCCGCTTTTAAGTCTTTAAAGTTCGTGAGCAAGCTGTCTACAATAGGCGCGAGCATCAAAGGTGTTTTTACTGCATTAGGTACCGCGCTTGGCGCAAGTGCCGGAGCTGCGACTGCTGTAGGTGTTGCTGTGGTTGCCGCGGTAGCTGTGGCAATTGCGGCGGTGGTTTTGCTGATAGTCTATTGGGACGAAGTGAAAGCGGCTGCTAAAAAGGCGTATGACTGGATAAAAGAAAAATGGGCGTCTTTGGGCGAATGGTTCAAGAGTAATGTCTCCGAACCGATAAAAGAAACGTTTTCAAAAACATGGGATAAAATCAAAGATGTCTTTTCTCCCGCTACTGAATGGTTTGGAACTTTGTTCGGTAGCGTAAAACAGACGTTCGACGATGTTTTCTACGATATCAGCGTTATAGCAAAGGGTTGTTGGGAAATTGTAAAAGCTGCTTGGGACATAGCGGGATCATGGTTTAAGGAAACCGTAATTGACCCGGTTTCCAACTTCTTCGGCGGAATGTGGGAAAGCTTGAAATCAAAGGCAAAGGACGCCTGGGAGGGTGTTAAAACGGCTTTTTCACCTGTTGTAACTTGGTTTAAGGATAAGTTTACACAAGCGTGGACAGCAGTCAAAAATGTTTTCAGTGTAGGCGGAAAAATTTTTGACGGCATTAAAGAGGGCATAACTGCAGCATTTAAAGCTGTTGTTAATGCAATAATCGGAGGTATAAACAAAGTTGTTGCAATACCGTTTAATGCCATAAACAAATCAATCGATAAGCTGAGAAATGCAAATATACTCGGCTTGTCGCCATTTGCTGATCTGCGCGATATATCGATACCTCAAATTCCAAAGCTTGCAACAGGTGCGGTAATTCCACCGAACAGAGAGTTTATTGCGATGCTCGGCGACCAGAAAAACGGCACGAATATCGAAACGCCGGAGAGCTTGCTGCGAAAGGTCGTCAAGGAAGAAAGCCGCGGCAGTGATGGCGGCGACTGGCATATACAGGTCGTGCTTCCTGACGGTACGATAAAAGGAGAGGCTATAGTAACCGCTGTTCAGAGATATAATCAAAAGAGCGGAAGAACAGTTATTCCATGCGACATATAAAAAGCAGCCCCTTTCAGAGGGGCTGCTTTCAATATGAAACAAAGGAGCCGTAGAGAACTTTATCTTCAATTTCCGCATATGTAAGACTTGTTCCTTGTGAAGCGTAAGACATCTGAATTACAAAATCGCTGCGTAACTGTGCGCCGTAGGAGTTTTGTGAGTCAACCCACGCGCTGACCGTAACAGTGTCTTTATAGCGCGATACAATCCATGCGCTTGTATCCGTGAGGTTGGGGAACGACGCGGCTGATGGAGTCTTGAGGTATTGCTTAACATGTTGTTCTGCCATGCCCTTGTAATAATTTGACTCGTAGGAACTGAGATAGTAATCTTCAATGTTTGCGAGGGCTCCGCCTTTTTTGGAGTTGAACAGCTCGACTCCGCCGCTCGAAATGTAACTCGTCTTTCCATTGGAAACGACAAGCGTTCCGGATATCTTATCGTTCGAAAACTTAAAGCTTTTATCTGTCGAGTTTGATGATAATGATTCAAAGTAAATCGGAGTGGAAATTCCCACTTTTTTAAAGTCGTTTATAACTTTTTGAGCCTGTTCATCCGAGAGGTCAGCATAGAGCTTAAGTGCTTGGACTGAGACGTCGCCAATATTTTGCGACGCAGCGGCTTCTGTCATCGGCGGCTCGCTCGTCTTGTTTTTGTCCTTGCTTTTATCTTTGCTTGCTTTCTTTTCTTCTTTAAGTTGTGATTCGGCGGCAAGCTTTGAATCATATTCAGATCTCTCTTCGGGGGTCATGTTGTTGTAGTTGGTTTGCGCCCCCACAAAAATAAACACATTAGATGCAACAAAGCAAATCAAAGCTGCAACGACAAAATTCTTGCGGGGTTTCTTCTTGAAAATCCGCACAACTGCAATTACTAAAAAGGCGATTACGCCTATCGCAGACAAAAGACCAAGTCCAAAAAGAACATTATCCATATTATTTTTCTCCTTTTTCTTTTTAATCTATCATATTTCATTTTTTATGTCAAGAAAGAAGGTGGAACAGCAGTGGCAACCGCTTTTAATCCCGGCGACAATCCGATAGCTACCGTGGACGGCGTAACTATGCCGGTATATCCTGACTCGGAGGACGGATATAAATGGGAGCTTGAGGACGCTTCGGCCAGCGATGCAGGGCGTACCGAAGATGTCGTCATGCACAAAAAACGTATAGGGCAGACCGATGCGGTAACGCTTAAATTTTCCGGGTTGTCCATAGCGAACGCGAGCAAGATTCTGAAAATGTTCAATCCGGAGTATATAACGGTCAAGTACTTAAATATGCTCGAGGGCGGATATGTAACAAAAGAGTTTTATGTCGGCAACAGAAGTGCGCCGCTGTACAACAGCAGTCTGAATGTTGTTGACAATGTGACCTTTAAAATCGTGGCGCGAAAGGGGTGATGTTATGTATCCAATAACTTCTGCCGGGCTTGCGGCTCTGCGAGAGGATGTGGTGCAGTCCGTCAATATCCTCTGTACGCCTACAAAAGGCACGGCATTTAATATCACCGACAAAGACATTATCGGCGCGGTAACGGTGGACTGGTCGAGTGTCACGGGCAGTAAGCTTGATTTGGGCTCGGCGTGTATGTCAGAACTGAGTTTTACTCTCGAAAATACCGACGGCGCTTTTGACGATAAGGTGTTTGAGGGCGCGCAGCTGTATGTTACCACGAGCTTTTCCACGGGCTCGACAACGGAGACCGTGCCTATTGGCTATTATACGGTGGACAGCCCTCCGCGCAAGCTCCGGAGCATCAAAATAACGGCTTATGACCGCATGGCGAAGTTTAACCGAGCCTATGATACTGAGCTTGCCTATCCTGCAACACTGTATCAGATAGTCGCCGATGCCTGCACAAAGTGCGGGGTGTCGCAGAAGCTCCCAACGAACACGCTGCATCGGGGTGTGTCGATACCTAAACGCCCGAAGGCGGACAATCTGACCTATCGTCAGGTGCTTGTCTGGGCTGCGGAGCTAATGGGCGTGAGCCTGTATATCGACTATGACGGCAAGCTGACAGGCGGGTGGTATGCGACAAACGCCAAGCACACGGTTATAAAAGCTTCAGATCGTTTTACTTCCGGCAATACAGACTTTGCCGAAAACAACATAGTGTTCTCCGGCGTGCGCATCGTCGGAAACGACGAGAACAAAACCGAATACCTTGCGGGCACAAAGGACTATGCCTTTAACATCGAGGGCAATCTTCTTGTGCAGAGCGATATGAATCTCAGCACACTGGTGACGGAACTCAAAACCGCGCGATGCAGTCTTACATACACGCCCATGTCCTGCACTACACACTCTTTCCCGCACCTCAGACCGCTCGATGTGATGCACTTTGAGACGGCGCAGGGGACGAAAAAGGTCGTGCTGACAAATGTCAAGTGGCAGTCACAAAACCGCTGTACGAGGCTCGAGGGCAAGGGCGAAACGGCAACGCAGTCGGGATATGCCACAATGGGCGCGTTTACACCGAAGCAGCAGGCGGTACTCGAGCAGACCCGCGCACAGCAGGCGGCGCAAATCAACGACTACGAACAGGCGACACTCGCGCTGAACGAGACCATCGCGAACAGCATGGGCCTATATGTCACGCGTAAAGCGGACAGCAGCGGCGCGGTAATTACTTATTACCACGACAAGCCTACGCTTGAGGGGAGCAACACCATCTACTGCCGCAACGCCGGTGGTTATGCCTGGACTAATAACGGTTGGAACAACGAATCCCCGAACTGGGAGTACGGTGTATCAAAAGACGGTGACGCGGTCATACGCAGCATCGCTGCGAACAAGATATCCGCAAGCTATATCACAACGGACATCCTCTCGTCGCCGACCGGGAAGTTTTCCTTTAACTTGGACACGGGTCACATCGAAGCCTCCGACATCAACATCACTGGCGGCGATATAAACCTCGATGGCGGTCAGTTGTCAATAGAAAACAGCGGATTTAAGACCGACCTGTCAAGCGGATATTTGCAGATGTATTACACCACAAATATGCAAACCGGCGCAAATTATGAGTACTTTGACATTAACAATACGCTGATTGGCACGAAGTTTTATGCGACGCTCGCCGCGCTGAAGCCTGCCGCCGCGCTTGGCGTTACATCAAACGGTTTTCGATTTGGCGAGAAAGCAGAAAACGCCACGCTTGTAAACCATTGGAACACCGATTATGCCGTGATAGAAAAAGATAACGCAAGATTTCGCAAAAAAGTCGAGGTCAACGAGCCTTTAAGCGTTGCGGCAGGCGGCGACGCCATCGGGTTTATCGCGCATGCGCCAAACGGCGCGAACGATGTAAGCGCGGAGCTTGGTGCTACGAGTGACGCGAGCGCACTGCTGCAAATCGTCAACAACACCAAAGGTACGATTCCGGCGCGAATTGAAATCTACTCGAGCGGAACAAACGGAAAGGGCATGACTTTAAAGCTTACTTCCGGCGGCGGTTACACCGGACGGCTATTTTTAGACACCACCGGACTGTATGCCGAATTTAACGACAGCGGCGACTACAAAAAACTCGCGTAGGGGGCTATTATGACAAAAACCGAAATTGAACAGAAAATCGCAGAGGTCAAAGCGCAGGGCGACGCCTTGCAAAAACATAACGCGCAGCTGATACAGCAAATAGAGGTCAATAAAGTCGAGCTTGCCAAGGTTTGCGGCAAAATCGAACTGTTGTCCGATATGCTCTCAGAGCTCGAAAAAACGCCCACAGAGGGCGAGAACGGGGAGGCGGAAAAAGATGCAGACAAGAACGATAACGGTTGACTATGCCCGCCCGCGCGGGTATGACGTTGGATATCGAGCGGAGAACAACTTCACGGAGTTGTCGCTACCCGTTCCCGCCGAGCTTGAGGGCGCAGACAGTTATCGTGTCTACTTTGAGTCGACGGTCGGCGAGTATCTGCAAACCGAGCTACTGACTCCTGCGGACGGCTATGTTACCGTCAAAATAACGAGCGATGTTGTGCCCGAGCCGGGCAACATGGCAGCGCAGCTTGCCGCCTTTGCGGACGGCGAGATAGTCGGCTATGCACCTGTGATAACAGGCTCTGCAAAGGTGTCAATCCCGGACGGCACAGAGCGGTTGAGTCACAGCCTTGCCGCCGAAATCGCGCTTAACACTGCCGCACGGCATTCGCATGAAAACAAGGCGGTGCTTGATAAGTTTGCCGAGTCAAAAGACGGCAAGCCGACCTATGACGGCGAGGCTTTAGGCGGTGGCGCATCAACGGCAGAGGACATCAGCTACACGCTGTCAGAAGATGTTCAAACCACTTTCCCGGATATTGTTGAGCTTGAGTCTGACACAGTTAAAAGCGGACTTGATGTCGCAATGTATTATGCGATTGCGGGCATGTTTGCAAAAAACATTGCATGCGATCTTCCATCTGCAACAGGCACGATTACAGTTAATTTGCAGTCTGTTATGGATGGCTGGCATCCGATTCTTGAGAAGGCACATGAGCATGATAACAAATCCGTGCTTGACAAGCTTTCCGCCGCCGACGGCAAGCTCCAATACAACGGCTCAGATGTCAGCCTTAAACCTGCCTATTATATCGACCTTGCGGGTACTTACCCGAACTACACATGCCCAGTGGCTATGGACGACATTAAGACGGCTTATAACTCTGGCTACAATCTCGTCTGCCGATGCACGCTGGGTAAATTTACAGCAACACTTCCGCTGTTTGTTCCAATGCCCACCGCTAACACTTGGATATTTTCAGGTTCTGGGGCATTGTTGGGCATGAGCTTTGCCGCGCAGTCGTTTACCGTGGCGATAACAAGCAACGGTGTTGCAGCCGACCAGACCTTGCTAAATCAACCGCTCAATATAACAGCTGGAGACACCACCTACAGCTACGACGGACGTTACTTTGTCGACATCGCAGTTAAACCCGCAACACAGCTAATAACAACCGCAGAGGAAAACATAACCCTCGCCGACAACACCGAGTACCGCCTCACCGATGTCACGACCTTAACACTGACATATCCTACAGGCAACTTCGAGTGCTGGATGCGCCTGAACTTCGCGGCGAGCGGTAATGTCACCGTCACTCTGCCGACAGGCACAAAGTATATCGGCACTGCTCCCGATTTTAAAAACGGCGAGACATGGGAGCTGAGCTTTAAAGACAAAATTTTGGCGGCGCAGAAAGTCGGTGAGGGCACTTGAACAGGCGCAGATTTATATGGCAAAAGGCGCAGGCGCAGAGCGGACTACCGGAGGGCTATACGGCATTGAAATATATCCAATCGTCGGGCACTCAGTATATCGACACTGGACGCAAGCTAACGCAGGATTCTGATATCACTATAGACTTTATGATAGTTGGTACAAAAAACAGGAACGCAGGTATATTCGGTTCGCGCGAAAGTGCATCGAAAAATAATCTTGCGCTATTTCAAGATGGGGGTTCAGGTTATTTCGCCGGCGACTTTTCCGAATATCGACAGCACCGTTTTACGATGACTTTAATATCGGAACGAACAAAAATCCGAATGAACAAAGCTGGTGTATGGGTTAATGATATTTTAAAAAAATCTTGGAGCGATGTCGCCGACTTCGAGACGCCGACAAATGGATTAATATTTGATAACGGCAACAATAACTGGACGGGCAATAAGGCTATTATGCAGTTATATAGCTACACAGATGGCAACGCCCAACAGCTTGTCCCTTGTCTCGATGCAAACGGTGTGCCGTGCCTTTATGATTTTATAGGCAAAACGGCGCTCTATAATCAGGGCGCGGGCAGCTTCACATGGGGGTGAAAATATGATATACGGAAAACTGGTAAACGGCGAGCTTCGCGGCGCGCCGAGACCACTTAAAACAGCAGACGGCGATGTTTTTACCAACGACCCGG